CTGACAGCTTGTGGAGGATGTGGTCACGGAACGTCTCGGGGCCTTCCATGGGCGGCTTTGGTTCCGGCCGGATGACCTCGAGCGGCGTGATGTCGTCGTCAGATTCCACGTCTGCGCCTCACGCCATACGGTGGAGTTTTGGGGTGCCACTCACCTGCTGTCTCATGGACCCCGCTGACCTCGTCTACCGCTTCCTGGACCACACCCTTGATATCGAGCGCCTGCTTCATCTCCGTGCGCATCGCTACCAGTTCGGTCTTCACCTGGGCGTGGTGCTCGAGGTCCTTGGTCGTGTGTTCGCGGATGATGCTGACCAGCTCGCGAATCGCCACGACTAGCCGATTGCCCACCAGGTAGATGAGGAACAGCAACGAGGCTGCTACCCCACCAGTGCCGATTAGCTTTGCGAGCTCGAGGTCCATTAGAGCCTCAGCGCAATCGTCAACATCGCCTGCGTGGTGGATGCCGCGATGGTTCCGGTCGTATTGCCAATGGCGCCGTGGGCGACCTTGATTCCGGTGACGATGCCCAGGCCGGCGCCGGTGCCCGTGGTCGTGTTGAAGTCGTACTGCTCGACGAGGCTCGACAGGCCCGCATTGGCGTACGCATCGAACTGCCATGTTCCAATGTCGTTGTGGATGGCCGTGGCTTGCACGATGAGACAGTTATCAGCCGTCGTGGTGACTGATGGCAGTGACAGCGAGGTAGACGCGGCAGCCGTAGCACCCGCCGTGATGTCGATGGTGGGTGCCGCAGCACCAGTGCCGCGGATGATGACGATGGTCCCGAGCTTGGCGTCATCGCCCGCAACGTCAGCGACGGTCGGCGCGGACTCTGCGCCCGCCGTCAGCACCTTGGTGAAGCAGTGGATGCGGGCGTTCAGGCCACTGGCGCCGTCATGCTGCGGAGAGTTGGCAACCTCGCTCCATCCTGCTGGCGCGGCGTAGGGCGTGTTTCCGATGCCGGACACGAACAGGAGCGCACGGTCGTTTGTCGCGTAGTTCGTGATGAACGGGATGTTGGCGATACCGGCGCCCGAGGCTGCTACAACCGGAACGCCGCCGGTGATGTAAGTCGGGGCGAGTGAGGTTGTGCCGGCGCGCAGGTCGACGATCTTTAGGCCGAGCCGGGTGCCGCCGGTTGGGTAGCCGTCGTCGATAAAGTGCGCGGTATCTCGGAGTGCGAGGTCGTCGAGCCCAACCCATGCAGCCTTGTTGGCGGGGTTGGCCGCGAAGTCCTCTTCTGCCGCGCGCACGTTGATGAGCTGCCCGCCGGTGGCCCGCTTGCTGAGGCGGTTCATCAAGAACCACCAGTTGCCGGGGAACGTCGTTCTCAGGTCACCGACGAACGTGACCAGATTGTTGTAGTAATCCGTGGCATCGGGCGCCTCGCCTGCATCGGCTTCGCCCTGGTTCCACATGATGTAGCCAAGCGTCATGCCCGGAACGTCGGCGAGCCTGGCCGTGATGTAGTCCTTGAACTGCTGTTGCAGCTTCGTGCCGACGGTCGGATAGCTCGGGTTAAGCCAGTGATTCTCGAGGCCGCTGCCATCGATGAACAGCTGGGCGATGTAGAGATTGACGCCGCCTGCTTGGTCGATGGTTCGGCCCATCGACACCTCGAAGCCACAGGTACCAGCGGCGTAGGTGGTCCCGTTGACACCGATGGTTCGTGGCTGTAGCGAGACCGGACCTTCCGTGACCCACGAGGGCGGGTCGGCGAGCGTCGCGCCCTGACGCCGGATCGAGACAGGCCCGTAGGGCGTGGTGAATCCCGGATAGTTGTCGACGTTCGTCGAGATGCACAAGCCACCGTCATTCGACTGGCCGGCCTGCACGCCGAGCAGGTTCACCTTGGCGCCGGACGATGGCCCAAGCTCGTCCGCGCCACAACCGATGGCGGCGGTGAGGGCTGCGCCAATCTTGGCGGTCGCGCGCGGTCCAATCATGACCAAGGCACCGTCCAACCGAGGGCCTGCAAAAGCCGCTTGACGTTGGCATCGCTGATTTCCGCCGCCGCCCCCGACCACATCGCCGCGTAGAGGTAGCCGCCGTCCGCGCTGGGGTTGGTGCCGAATCCGATGCGCTTTCCCGTCGTCGGCGGGTCCCACAGCGGCGCGAGCTTGTCCTGGTCGGTGTAGCAACGGCCGATGCTGTTAGTGACGTCGATGCGCGCCACCACGGGCATCACGCGCCCGATTGGACTAGCGCCGAGTGACGCGTTAGCACCGATGTTCCAGTTGTGTTGAGGCGTGTTAGTGACGGACGTTGCGCCGCCCTTGGCGAGCGGCCCCAGAAACAACGCCGTTTGCTGCGAGGCCGGCGTCGCCGTCGGTGCGCGCCAGTACATCAGCACCGTCATGCTCGTCGTCAGGACGTCCGGCAGCGATGCGGAGGTCGATGTGAACTGGTTGGTGCCGCCGGCCGCAACGTCGCAACTCTTGCGAGTCCAGCCCGGAACCGGGTTCGAATAGGTCACCGTGCCGCCGGCCGTCAGGTTGATGGCCGAGATGACGTCGACGGGTGAACCCGACGGCTCTTGGAACGGCCAGGTGGACGTCGGCGCGCTGAGCGTCAAACCGGTCGCTGCGATAAACGCGTTCCACTCGGTGAGGCTCGACGGGACGTACTTGCCACTGGATGCGTCCTTGGTGACGCCGCTAATCACGCCGCTACCAAGCTCGTCCTCACCCGCTCCAATGGCCGGGCTGACCCTTTCTCCAGTACGGCAACCTATCCGCGGACTAATCACTCACTTTCCATGCACTCGAATGCGGACCGAGCCGTTGGTGGTGCAGGTGAGGTTGAGGCGCAGTCGTTCCGCGCCCAAATTGCCGACGTGATACATGCACGCGCCCGCATTGCCCGTCACCGCGGTAACCGTCGCCGCCGATGCCGAGTGACCGCTGCCCACGACCGCCACGTAGGCCGTGGACGGGTTCTCCTGCACCCAATGACCCACGGTGCGCGACGAGTCGGCCACATCGCCAGGCTTCACGTTGCCGTTGACGGTGCGCGGCATGTTGCTTGACTCGAGCGTGATGACACCGGCGTAGGTCGCGTCCCACAGGCAGTGAGTGCTCTTGATTTTGGTGTCGGGGTCGCCGGTGATGGCCAGATAGGGGGTCTTCGTCGTGGTCAGAGGAAACCCCGTCGATGGGTCCTCGAACACCTCGGTGCCGTCCACGTTGTAGACCCTGACTTTCGCTGCGCTGTTCGACATAGCTACCTCTGGTCCAGACTCGTCAGAGTCTGCTCCTTGAACGATGGAGTGCCTTTCATGGGCGGACCTAGTTTACCCGCATTGCCACTCGGCGATGCAGGGGGTGGCGCCTGATATCCACCCTGGAGATAGTTGTTCATCTCGGGAAGCATGGAGTGGTCAAATGCCCCTCCTGACAGTATCGAGAGCTGCACCCGGGAGGAGTAGGAAAGCTTCCCCTTACCGGTCATGGCCTTTTTGGCCATCATCGCGGACCCTTCGCCGACGAGAGACGGATAGACCGTGTGCAGCGTCTCGAGGTCCACCGGCGTGATGAGTTCGCCTCGGTATACCTTCTCGAACACGTGCGCCGGGTCCTGGGCGACGCGTACGTACTTGGCGAACTCCGCAATCTGCTGCCGCGCGACCGGAATCTCCGCGCCGTCCTTGAGCGGGTTGTCGCCCATCGCCGGCTTGGGCAGCTTGGAGTACAGGAACCCGAGTTGGCGCTGATACGCGGCCACCGTCTCGGCGATGATTTCCGGGTCCTGCGTCGAGATGCGTGCCTTGATGGCCTTCTCGATGGCCCCCGGCTGTTGCGACGCCACGAGCTCGTCGGCGCGCTGCTGGAACAGCTTGTACTCGTCGCCGCCCTTGACCGGAATCGGCCGGCTCTTTTGGGGCGGTCCGCCATCGAACAGCGTGTGGCCCAGAATCGCCGCAGGTGCCGGCGCCTTGCCTGCTGCGACCTTGGCGCCCTGGAACACGCCGTCGAGCGCCTTGCTGACGCGGTTGATGGTGTCGGATGCCTTGCTCGCGATGGTCGTCTCGGCGGTCTCGGCAATCTCGCCCTTGAGCAGCCGTTTGTAGGCCGCCTGGAGAATCTTCGCCTTGGCCACAACGTGCAGCAGCGGCCCAACGACCGGAATCGCGTGCAACGCCGGCCCCATGCCAATCATGTGAGCAACGTCTGCGATGGCCAGACCCTTACTCGCCTTATCCGCGACGCTCTTGAGCGCACTCTTGCCCTTCTTGGCGGGCTGGACTTCCTTGGTGAGCGACTCGTGCGCGGCGTCGTCAACCTTGGCCGTGTGGTCCGCGATGGCCTGGCTGCTCTTGTGCTCGGCGGCCTCCTGCGCCGTACGGAACGCCTGGGCATGCGCCTGCGACTCGATAGGAGCGTGCGCGCCGAGGGCATCGGCAATCTCAGCCGATGCGGCCTCGTGCCTGGAGATGGCGTCTGCCGCCTTGTCGAGGTCGAGGTCGAACCCGTGCTCCTTGCCAACCAGGTCTGACAGGTCGACGTCGTGGCCCTCGATGGCCTCGCCTGCCGCCGCGGCCTCCTTGTCGCCACCGAGTAGGCCCTTCATGGCGTCGTTGGCCTCGCGCAGCTCGGATTGCCGGTCGAGCATGTCGCGGACATGCGGGTTGACCTTGCCGAGCTCGGCGTTCATCTGGTCTTCGATGTGGGTCGCGCGAACCTTCTTGCGCAGCGCGGAGAGCACGTCCTCGGTCAGCGGCAAGCCCTGGGCATGCGTCGCCGCCACGAGGTCTTGCATCTGCGCCGCCGCGCGCTTGCCGCCGTAGGTCGCACGGGCCAGCAGTTCGGCCCCTGACTGCGCTTGGTTGGTCGCCGCCGCGAGCGTCTCGTTGTAGCCAGTGCGCGCCGCCGCTGCGCCCTCGGTGCGGGCCACCTTGGCAATCTCGGGCGGCATGAACGGCATGCCAGCGCGCTCGACGGGGTCCACCGCACCAGAACCATGGAGCGTGTAGTCCTTGACCGTCGCGCCGACATCGCTGGCCGGTTCGAATCCTTCCGCCCACGACTTGAGCGCGCCCTTGCGAGCGCCCGGCGCCATCTCGCCAAGGTCAACCATGCCGCCGGGGTACTTCGCGCGCCACGTGTCGAGGTCGCTGGTCGGCAGGCCCATCTGCTCGCGTAGGCCGGCGATGTTCGACGTGTCCTTGGGTGCGGGCCGGCCTGTTCCGGCAGGTCCACTACCCTCGGCGAGCGAGCCCTCCTCGAGGCCCTGCGGCACGCGGGATTCCGCGAGTTCCTGCGCCGCCCGGTGCCCTCTGGCCTCGACCTGCGCCGCGAAAGCAGGGTCCGCCGCCGCCGCTTCCTGACGTGACGCCCGCACGAGCCGCGAGGTCGTGGAGTCCATCGCCTCAGCACGGTCCACGGCACCCCGCATCGCCTGCTTTGCCTCGCCGACGGCAGCCTCCACAGCCTGAGGCGTCATCTGCTCGGCGGGGAACAGCTTGCGAGCGTTGGCCAGTGCATCACCGGACACCGACAACGCGCCGCTCGCCACGCCGCCCCAGAGTGCACCCTGGCCCATCGAGGCCATGAAGCCCTCGGCGGACAGCGGCTTGTTGCCAAGCGCGACGTCGGAGACATAGCCGCCAGCGCCGTAGCCAGCACCCTCAGCGGCGCCGGCGCCGATGTGCGCGGCGGTCCGCCCGGCGAATCCTGCGCCCTCGCCGAGCTTCGATACCGCGGACCCGACCTTGCCGAATGGATTCGCGATGGCCGCGCCAGCCAACTCGGAAATGAGGGCAGTCCCGGGGTTGTACTCCTTGAACCCGGCCATGCCGCGAGCCGCGTCCTCATCGAGACCAGCGAGCGCATCGGACCCGCCGGCCGTGGCGCCGCGGACTGCTCCCTGGACACCAGCGGCAATCTTGCCCTTGATGCCGCCGTAGGTGTTCTCGCGGGCCGCGGCCTCGGTACGTCCGGCCATCTCCTCGGACGTGTCGGCGTGATAGCCATGATGCAGGTAGTAGCCGGCATCGCCCTCGGGAACAGCGATGGCGTTGCCGTCACGATCGACGACGGTCACCGGCTCTGGCATTACGGAGCACTCACCGGGATGGATTCGCCGATTGCCCCCATCCACTTGGAGCGCGCATAGTCACGGATGGTCTTGTCGTTGCCGCTGTGGACGATTTGGTCAAGCAGCGCGGCGGCATCTTCGCGTTGCTTCGGGTCCGAGTTCTTGTCGCTGATGGTCTTGACGAGCATGTCCACGCTCGCCTTGTGTTCGGCCGGAATGCCGCTGCTCTGGTTGAGTGCCTTTGTCGCTGCCGCCGTCGCACCAGAGTTGAAGATGCTCCCCAGCACACGATTGCTAGGCAGCCCTCCTGCCGCGTTCTCCAGGGGGTTATCGCTGGTGCCCAACTCGGCGGCCTCGTCGTCGCTGGGTGCCGCTGCGTTGTACTCGAGCGCCCCCTGCGCGCCGCGCTGCATCTTTCCCGGTGCTGGCGCCGCGTTCTTGAGCGGGTCGGGGAAGTCGACCAGCTTGCCCTTGTAGTTGGCGCCGGTGAGCGTCGCGTTGTAGTCCTCGATGGCGTTTGTGCGAGCCTCGTCGAGGTTCGGCATGAGACTCCGCATCACGGAGTTGATGTCGGCACCGCCCGCGATTTGCTTGTCCATCAACTCGACAACCTCACCCGAGAACCGGGTGATGCCCTTGGCCTCGTGCATCGCAACCAACGCGCGCGCCATGTTCTGAGCGGCCTTGCGAGAATCGGCGTTGTTGACGATGTGACCGCCGTTGGCATCGCGTAGCTGACGCAGCCGGTCCAGTGACGCCATGAGTGTCGCCTGTGCTGTCGATGCCTTCTGGATTTCTGTCTCTCGGCCCTTCGGGGCGAGGTATGGCTCGTTGTTGGCGTTCATCAGTGACCCGCCATCGGGCGATGCGACGCCACGGTTGACGAGCTCGTCCGCTTGCGCCTTGTTGAGCCCCTGCTGCTGGGCAGCCTGGGCCAGCAGTTGCTCGTTGATTTTGTCGACGCGGCCCAGGTCGAACTCGCGCCGCTGTTCGGCGAGGTGACCTGCCGCGATGCCCACCTGCTGCTTCTGGATGCCCTGTTCGAACTGCTTATCCGAGCGGTCCTGCGCCCATTTGCCGACTTCCTTGGTGAGTCCTGCCGCATCGGCGTCGAGCTTGGCGGCGGCCTCCTTGGCCTTGAGCTGTGCCTCGGGCGATGCGTACTTCTGGCCCGTCGCCTCAATCATGTCAGCCGCACGCTTGTAGCCCTCGGCCACCTTGAGCTGCGCGGCTTGCGCCATGTCCTGGGTTTGAGCGTGGTAGTGCGACAGCGAGTCGCGCTTCATGCCCATCAACTGCTTGTACTTCTCCTGGTCGGCCGTCTGCGCCGCCACATCCTGCTTGATGCTGTCCTTGATGGAGTCGAGGAACGGGTTACCGCCCGCTCGCCCTGAGTAGCCCTGCTGCAACTGCGAACCAAGGCCCGAGAACATCACGCCGATAGCACTGCCAATCTTGCCGGCCGTGCTCTTGTCGTTCCAGTAGCGATTCGGGTCGACCTTCATCGTGGCGAAGCGGTCCACCATGCCGTCGATGTCGGCCTGGCGCTTGGCCTCCTCGGCCTGACGCTGCGCCGCCTGCTTCTCGGCATCGGCCCGAGCTGTGTCTACGTCCTTGTTGCGCTGGAGTAGCGTCTGGTAGTCCTCCTGCGCCTTCTGCGACTCCATATCGCCGCGCTGCTGCGCGACCTGCTTTTGCTCGCCAAGAGCCGCTTGACCCTGCTTGGCGTACTGCGCCACGGGGTCATTGGCCTGCTGTGCCATGCCCGTGAGGTGCGCGAGGAAGTCCTTGGGTGCTTGCCGGCCCTCGTTGTCTGCCGCGCCTGCATCGGCCTGCGATGGCGAGGTCACGAGGCCCGATGGCGCGGTCACCGGGCCGCTCGGTGGTGGTGGCGGCTGCTCTTTGCCGGTCAGTGGCGAGTACCACGTGGCGGGCTGAACGGGCGGCACTGGCATCACCGACGGGTCCACGGCAGGCGGCGCGACTGCACCCGCCGGCAACGTCGCTTGCGCCATGACGGGGTCGACCTGCATCGGCGACGTCACCGGCCCCATTCCAGTGAGCGCGCTGAGTGAGTCGTTATCGAGCACGCTCTTTAACCTTGCGGTTCAGGTACGACACCGAGGCCAAGAGGCCGGACAGCAGCTTGTTGCCGTCGAGCGCCATGCCGTCGTCGGTCTCGACAATCATCTGGCGGCCGAGCTTGGACTTCGCCACGTCCTGCGCCATGACGCCGGCACGCTCGCCCTCGCCATGCTTCGCCTCGTCCTTGTAGCGGTAGTTGTAGGCGTGCATGCTCGACAGCATCTCGTCGAGGTCCGCGTCGCTCGTCGGCGCGATGTCGGTCTTCTGCGTCTCGTCGGACAAGAGGCCACCGACGCCGCTGAGCGCGTTCATGCCGGCGCCGAACAGCCCTTGTTGGAACTGGTTTTGGGCCATGTTGGCCTGCTGCTGCATGCCGAGCCGGCCTTGCTCGAGACCGCTCATGTTGTTGAGGTAGCCGAGCGCCGCTTGGTTCTGGTTGGCGAAGTTCTGCTCTTGGAGGTTGGCGTTCTGACCGGACAGGCTGAGGTCCTGCCCGCGACCCTGGCCGAGTGCGCCGGTGAGTGCACCCTGCGCCATCTGCTGGTCTTGAAGTGCTGCCTGCTGGCCCTGACCTGCCGCGTTGAGTCCGATGCCGGCGACGTTGTTGGCAGCGCCTCGGAAGGCGAGCGCCGCGTTGGGGCCGCGACCCATGCGAGCCATAGCCTGCTGCTGTGCTGCCGCGTTGGCGGCCTGACGCTGAGCGGCGAGCTCGCCCGCGCCCTGCTGCTGCCCCGACGCAATGCGCTGGAGCTGCTGCGCCTGCTGCATCTGCATGTTGCGGAACTGCGCTTGCTGCGTCGGGTCCAGTTGGGGCGCCTGATGACCGAGCGCGCCGGCAATGCCGTTCTGCGCAACGCCGGTCATGTACTGGCCGTTTTGGTACTGCGGGTTAGTGACGTTGTCGCCGGTCAAGAAGTCCCAGAAGCCCATATAGTTATGCCGCCTTTCTTCACGCTTGCCTGGAGGCGCCAACCGGGCGCGCGGGTCCAAGAACTCCGCCGATCAACAACAACTCTTGTAACTCGAATGCCGCCCCAAAATCACTAGCTGACTCCACATCCTCAATACGGAACCTGATGGCCTGGCACCTCCGATTGATGTGGAGCGACTTCTGATACAGCGTGCTGTTCGTGCCCGGCGTGTAGCTGTAGCCATCAGCCCCATAGAGCCCGGCGCCGTACAGGTCCGGGTTGTAGTCGCTGTTCACGTCCAGGTCGAACGGCCCCACCCACTGTTCCTCGTAGTCGAGCGCGAAGTAGACCCGGAGCACGTGGTCGGACTTCCAATCCCCGAGGAAGTTCGCGCGGAGAATCTTCTGCCAACCTTGGTTGTAGCCGGTCATCGTCAGCCACGCCGTCGTGATGCGCATCTTCACGTGGCTGGTGTCGTCGGCGTATACGCCCGGCGTCTCGGCGAACACCCGGCCGTCGTCGCGAAGGTAGTAGTACGTCCCAGCGACCACGATGGCATCGACGCCCACATGGTTGGAGTACGGCCCCCACTGGCCACGCTCGTAGTCCCACAAAAGCGACATCCCATCGGCGGTATCGGTCAGGAACAGAATCTGGTGCCGCCCGGGTAGCAGCGTGGCACGCTGTAACGTCTGGTCCTTGTAGCCGTAGACGTCGTTGCCAATCATCTGGATTTGGCGGCTACGGTCGATGAGCCCGGGGATACCCTTGTCGGTCTGAAACACGAGCCCCTGTGGGCTCTGCGCGATGCTGTTAGGCGTCAGGCAGCCCACGTCGCTGGTCACGAGCTCGGGATTCGAGAACTGGTCGTTGGGGTTCAGCAGGCCACCATCGTCATCAGGGCCCGGCCCGCCAAAGGCGTAGATAGCGTGCTCCTTGAACGGCATGATGGTCTCGTCCTGCACGCCGATGCCGACGACGGCGCCGCCGTACGGGTCACAGCGCACGAACAGCGCCGGTGAAAACTCCGCGGCCGTGTCGTCCTTGAGTGACTTGGAAAAGTAGACGAGGTCGGGGTCGGATGGGTGCGTGTAGAAGATGCGGTACTTGCCGCCCGCAACGACCGAGCCCGAGATGGCGATAGGGTCGTTGGAGAGAATGCCGCCGTTGGTGTAGGCCGGCTCGCGCGTGGTCAGGCCCGCATCGGCTAGCTCATCCACGAACGTGACCGCGTCCACCGTCGGGTCGTTGGGCAGGTAGCAGTTCGCACCCACCAGCACGCTCGGGTCCGTGTCGGTGACCCGAAAGAACTCGATGGTCTCGACGGTCCCCGTGGCGTTGCCCGCGGACCGGAATACCGAGATGCGCACGTTGTTCTTCATCGTGAGCCGGTAGGTCGGAATCGTCAGCGTGACGGTGTTGTCACTGGCGCCCATCACGATGTTGTAGAGTTGACTCATCGCGCCCGAGTGGACTTCACCCTGCGCGTCGACCTCCTCGTAACAAAAGCGATAGCCATAGGTCTTGCTGCCGGACATCGACCCGCCCCCAGCACTCGAGGTCATGAGGTCGGTTCCCGGTGTCGAGGTCGCGAAGTCCGGTGCGCAGTGGAAATCGCTTTCGGCCCACCTCATCCCGTCGTAATGCGCCAGCAGCGACCCCGCCAGGTACAACCCCGCCCCGAGCTGCACGAAGCTGTAGGCCGAGTCGTGGAGGAAATCGAGGGTGGTAATCTTGATGCCCTCCTCGGAGAACTGGTCGCCATTCGTGCTCGAGAGCTGGATGCGGTAGCCCAGCGCAAGCGAGTGCTGCCGCGACAAGAACGACGCGTCTGGGTCCACGGGCTGCACGGCCGGCAGGCTGTAGTCACGACTCGATAGTCCCGCGGTGACCCCAGGCAGCAGTCGACTCGCGGTCATCGTGTACGCGCCGCCGAACTCGGCCGACGACATGCGCACGATGGCAACGTAGGGAAAGAAGATGACCGGATGAACGACCGCGCAGTAGACCTTGCCGGCGTCGTAGAACGCCCGCGATGCAATGCCATGGCCGTGCAGCCTGCGCGTGGTCGGCGTCGCGATGGCCGTGCCCGACGTGTTGACGGCCCCACACACCGTTTGGTTGTGGTCGACGTGGCTATCGTGCGCGAGTTCTCCTGCGTACCAGAGTTGGCTCGAAGCATCGAACTCGGCACACACGCGCTTGAATTGGCTGGCCCCAGCGTAGACCGTGCCGCCGTAGAGCTTCGAGGTCAGGTCCGTATAGGTCAAAAACAGCGTGTTGATGAGCACGGTCCCCCACGTCACCGCGATCGCGGTATGGTTGACCTTGTCGAACGTCACCGCGATGGGGCCGACCAGCGTCGCGCCGCCTGAACCAGCCGTGTTGGTGAGCGTCCAGTTGTACGCCGATGGCAGACCCGTCAGCGGGGAGCCGATGACGCCAGACTGATGGACATAGGCCACGCGAATCCCGCCAGAGGTCGAGCCGTAGGCGAGTAGACCGGGGTTGGATGCGTAGACGTTGCCGCCCGCTGTACAGACGTCATAGGAATCGAACCGGTCATCGGCCAGGATGGTTCCTGTGATGGTGTCCGTCGGGTTGCTGGGGTTGATGACCGCACACCAGATGTACGTGTCGGTCGAGTTTAGCCAGAACAGCAGCAAGACGGTCCCGCACGCGATAACGCGAGGCATGAACCCGTTCGGGTCCACCTGCTGCTCGACGAGGATGTGGCCGCTGTCCGCGTCCTGCACTGCCGCATAGACACCGCCGCGCGAGTCTTCCCAGGCGCCGACCGTGATGCCGCTGTTGGTCGCGTGGTCCGGCATGCGCTGCTGTGTGCCCGAGCGTGCGAACGCGATATCGGTCGCGACCACCGAGCACACTTCGCCCGTGTCGTGCCAGCGGTCAGCCGTCGGACGGTAGCTGTAGGCGCGGTCGACGTTGCACAGGATGAGTTCGTCGTCGCGAGCCGTCAGCCCCACGGCGCCCGTGTACTCCGACGAGCCGTCGCCGATGCGCTTACTGAGCGCGCGGTAGCCGTTACGCTTGGCGAGTGACGTGTTCTTGACGAACGTGGCGTTTTCTAGCGCCGTCAGCTTGGCCGGAATCACGCCCTTGGGGTTGGTCTTGGTGTCGACACCCCCGGCGAACTGGATGCGGAACGGCTGCTTCTGCAAGGCCACGGTTAGGGCCTCGTGATGTCGATGCCGATGCCGTAGAGTTGGTCGACGGCCGTGCCACCCGGCGTGACCTTGATGTAATAGGCCACCCCGGTTGCCATGGTCGTGCTCATGGCGCCGCCAAAGCTGGTGATGCCTGGGTTGTTGGTGCTGAGCGTGAAGTCGCTCTCTAGAGCGGTCTCTGCACCGGTCGTGAAGTCCTCTTTGTAGAGGCGACAATGGAGCGTCTTGGTGCCGTCGCTCGTCTTGTTCACGTAGGCCAAGACACCCTTGACGACGCAACCCGCCGGGAAGTTCAGCGGGAACACGATGGGGTTGGCGCTGGCCTGAAACGAGAAGCTGTTCGGGGTCTTGTTGAAGATGTGCGACCCGAACTCGTCCATCGAGCCGACCGTGACCAAGTACGTGGTCTGATTGGACGTGAATCGGAAGTCTGTCCCCGTCACCGTGCCCGGTGTCGCGATGTTCGTGGGCGTGCCGATGAGCCCCGCGTTACTGATGGTCGCGATGTAGGTCGACGCCGGTAGCGCCGCCGGAAACGTCAGCGTGTAGCTCGCTGCCAGAGCGCCAGGGCTCTTGAGCGTCACCTTGTTGGTGATGCTGACGGCCTTCTCGTAGATGTCGAGGTCCGCCGATGCGATGCCAGCCCATGCCCGAAGCCCTGCCGCGAGTTCCTGCTGGAATAGGTAACGGCGGGTTGAGTCGTCGTAGGACAGAAGCGCCGACACGCTCGAGTAGTCGCCGCCGATGCCGCCGACGAAGCCAGACACGTTCAGCGACGAGCCGCTGGTGACCTTGACGTTCGTGCCCGAGTGGTTTCGCCAGTACAGCTCGTTGTCGGAGATGTTGACGAAGAACGCATCTGCCAGCGTCGACACCGTAGCCGATGCCACCGGCGCCATGTCGAGGGCCTTGAGGTCCTTGATGGCGTAGTTGGTGCCGCCCGAGGACCACGACACATCGGCGTTGATGTTCAGGCCCGCCGACGGAACCTTGACGCCCTTGCCGGCCGTGTGGTCGTGCTGGTCGATGAGGTCGAGGTCGCTGTTGAGTTCGCCGCCCCAGACGTCCGCGTCGCCGCCGACCGTCGGCTCGGTGAGTCCCATGTTCGCTGTGGTCACGGAGCACCTCCTACGATGGCCATCGCCGTATCGACCGGCATCACGGCGCAGAGCGACTGGATGAGCGTCTCGGGCGTCAGCTTCACGGGCATCCCGTGCCGCAACCCGCGGTCTACGTCCTTGTCGACGCCATGCGGGTCGAGCGGCCGGGTTCCATCGGTCCGCTGGACGAGCTCTAGCGCCTCGTGTTGCATGTAGCCGGCCCAGGCCGCCGCGAGCCACACCTCGGCGAGCCGTTTGCCCGGGAAGTAGGTCAGCTCGATGCTCGAGATGGACAGTGAGCCCATGCGCTGGTGCGTCACGGTATCCACGGCGCCCTCCACGCGGATGTTCAACGCTGGGTGCTCGCCCGAGCCGAGCTCGAGCACGGGCGTCGCGCCTCTGTCGAGATGCCGGAACGTCATCCCGTCGAGCACCTCGCGCCACTGCTGGCAAATGGTCAAAAGACCTCCACAGCCGCGCCAGGCTGTGCGGCGCCGATGACGGTGATGGTCACTTGGCGGTCGTTGGGCACCGCGAACGACCACGCGAACGTCGCATCGGCGACCGTGGGGCACACGCTGGCGCCGTGTGCGCGAAAACCGAGCCCATGGTTGACCGTGTTGGCGCCGATGGCCAGGTCGACGGTCAGGATGGCGCGGTCCTTGATGCGCGATGATGTCTGAGAGACCGAGTTGGCCACGCTATCGATGAGCCGGCCCACGATGGGGTCGTCCACCAACGTGGCCGCGGGCAAGGTGCCCTTGGGCTTGACCTGGACGATGCGACGGATGGGCATTACCACCAGCCTCCAAAGCCCGGACCGCCACCACCGCCGATGGGACCATCGTCGCCGCCGTAGTCGCCGAGGTAGAACGGCTCATGAGCGTCGAGCCCATCGGCCGCCGCTGCGATGCGCGAGGTCAGCCGTGCAATCTCGGCGTCGATGTCCTCGTGCGGCAGGTCCTCGCGAACCTTGCAGGCCCGCAGCGCCAACTGGACCACGAGCTTGTCGTAGCGGTTGATGGTCTCGAATGTCTCCGAGTCGCTGGATAGCGTCGGCGCAAACGGGATGTAGTAGACCGTCAGCGTATCCACCGAGGTCGGGGTCGGAACGAGCCACAGGGTCGACGGGGACATCGTCACGCGGTACCGGTACTTGATAGGGCCGGCGATGGTCACGTAACGATGTTGGTCGTCGAGGTCGACCGGGTGGAGTCTCGCCATGCGCGCGTTCGAGCCGGTCGTGAGAGCGAGCTCGAGCTTGCGCAGCTTGTAAAAGTCGGACGGTAGCGAGTAACTTTGCGTACCCGCCACCGTCGTCACCGTGCCGGACTTGACGTAGTAGTCCTGCCACTTGCCAATCAGCAGGTCGTACAACTCCGCGATGGCCTCATTGATGTACTCGTTGAGGACCGTTGCGGTGATGTCGGTCGACCCTTCGTACTGGCCAAGACGAGCGACCGTCGTACGAAGCTGGGCAAGTGTGACGGTGTTAGCCATCCGTCAGGCTCTAATACTTCGAGTGCCTGCCGATGACGATGAGCCGAATCCTATCGCCGGTCGTCGGGTTCGCCACCGCGCCGTTAGACGCTGAGTCGCGAACGTCGAACAGGATTTGATTCGGCCCCACCGAGATGCTCGACATCGTGATGGCCGTGGCCGTGTTGTTCCAACCGCGCACGGTGGCATAGAGCGTAGTGCCAGCGCGGTTGTGCAACTCGGGCGCGATGTCCAGGACCACAGGCGGCAGCGAGCCCTTGTACGTCACGAGGAACAGCCCGGTGCTCTGAAAGGAGCCCGTGGATGTCGTGTTCGTGCCGGTGGCGTTGCTGTCGAAGTTGTCCTGAAAGCTCTGCTCGGTCGTCAAAGCAAGGGTCAAGTCAGCACCCGCGGCACCGGTGTACCCCATGACCGCGTACGTCGCGTCTCGGTGCATGCTGTACGCGGGTGCGCCGCGGACTGGAGAGGTTGCGGGCATGATGGACTCCTTAGCTGATGAGCAGGGTGGAGTTGCCCAGGACGACCCAGAACTGGCCGTCCCACTGCAACGTGGCGTAGTTGGCAGTAGCGGCCACCGTGCCGAGCGTCTTGGTCGCACCCGACGAGCCGGCATTGGTGATGCCAGCGAGCTGGATGGTCCCGGACGGGATCGACGCCGCGGTCGAGCATCCGACCAAGCACGTATCTCCGACGCAGTTGCCGTTCGGGATGCCCATGGCCGAGGCGACCGTGGACGACACCGTACCGGTGACCGACAGGAAGTACGTCCGCCACAGGCTCTTTCCCGTGGTCACGGTCGTCGCCACCACCACGTTGTTGGCCACGCCGCCCGCGCGCTGGACCGACACGCAACGCCACGCCGGCGTCGTGATGTCGTCCATCCACACGAACTCGAGGGCCTGACCCGCGGTGTCAAAGAAGTACGTGGCCGGCGTAGCAAAGCCCGTGGTCGTGTCCGGCGTGGTCACCGTCAGCGTCGCCGCTGGGATAGACGCCGCCGACTCGCACACGACGCGCTTACGCTGCTTGTTGTAACTGCCGTTCGGCAGCGTGAAGGCCATCGTGCCCGAGACGACGAGGCGCGACTCGTACACCTCGACGTCGAGCGACGTCGCCGTGGTGTCGAGCTTCTCCCAGCCGGTCTGGCGGTTGGCGGTACGAAACAACGTGGCCCAAAAGGCCGCGGTCGGGTCGGGAATGACTGACGCCCGGCCGGCAACCGCCTGCTGCGTCAGGATAGCCGGGTCGATTGCGTAGTTCTTGGTGCTGTTAGACATGGTCCGGCTCCTTTCTTAGGTCGTGATGGAAGCGTTGACGTTCCAGCCAGGGGCCGAGCACGCCGCGTTTGCGTAGAAGCCAATGCGCGACTCCGAGCTATCCGAGTTCTCGGACGGCTTGAGCATCGGCAGGCCAGACAGGGTGAACAGGAACTCCGGGGCACGTCCCGTCGAGAACAGCGCCCACGTATCCATCTCCAGGCCCCAAATCTTGGTGCGCTGGCAATGCTTGTCGGGGTGCAGGGTCGCCGTGGTGCCAAGGAGGTTGACCTCCCAGCCCGGGTAACCAATCTCGAGGTCGCCGTCGTCGTAGCTCTGCGGCTTGTTGATAATCCACTTGCCGTCGAGCTGCTTGGCCAACTGGCCAGCGGTCAGCGGGTTGTAGAGGAACGTCTCGGGCTTGCCGCCGATGGTCCGCGCGTTGGCCATCATGTCGATGAGCACTTCGGACAGCTGAGCGCCGCCCGTGCCATCGACGCGTAGGCCACCGAGCAAGTCCGGCGCGGTCGAGCGGTCGACGTTGAAGAACGCCGTGGCGCCGGGGGCCGCATCGGGCAGCCAGTCCAGCAGGCCGGCAATCGAGACGCCGGTGCCGGTGGTGCCGCCAGCGAAGTCGCCGGCGAGGAACATGTAGTCGTTCTGGGCCGCGGTCGCGACGCCGGCCGAGATGTTGCCGTTGAACGTGACGGTGCCCGAGAGCAACTGCACGCTCGCGACAGTCAGCGAGCCGGACTTGATGGCGCCAGTCGTGCCATCGGTGGCCGACAGGTTCACCACGTCGTTGACGCGGAGGCACCAGACGCCCGCGGCATCACTGAGCGTCGCAACGGTCGTCGCGAAGCTGGTGTTGCTGAGGCGCGCGAACCATCCGCCCAGTGAGCGGTAGAACCGGAAATTGATGTAGTTACCTTCCGACTCGAGGCCGTGGTCGAACTCCTTGAACGCGGGCTCGAAGCTGTTCTCGGGGTCCTGCGACGCCATGATGGCGTTGGTGTCGACCTTGGCGAGCCGGTAGTGCTGCGCGCGGGTGACCTGGAAGGCGTCGTACTGCGACTGGTTGTTGGTCGCGGCCATCGCCGTGCCGAAGTTCACCGAGCCACCACCTGGATGCAGCGTGCGTACGGGCTGGACCCAGTACTTGCCGCCGCCGTCCATCGGCTTGTTCTTCTTGGGGATGAGTCCTACCGCCGGGTTCTCGGCATAGGACAAATTTTCCATCGTGAGGGTGTCGTAGTGCTCTTTGAGAACACCATTGATTGTAGTGAGCGTAGCGCCCATGGCAGCAAATCACCTTTGTTGGGGGTCGCTTGTGCTCGAGGCGAGTTATCGCGGCGGCTGCTTGAGCAGCTCTGCAATCCGCGACTGCGTCGCCTTGCGCTTTGCATCGGAACCCTTCCACCGTCCGGTGGATACTTCGGCGTTGGGCTTCTTGTCGGCGGCCTGGTGATCTGCTGCCCTAGTGCGATCTACTAGTGCGGCGGCCGGCTGAGTAGCCTGTGCGTCAGTGGTGGGTTCAGATGCCGAGAACAAGTTCTTGCGAGCATCATAATGGCCTCGCCAGTGCTTTTCAAACTTAGAATCCAACTCTTTTGCGACGTCAGTCCAATGCTTGTTGGTGCCGTCCTTGTCGTTGTAGTGCTTCCAGCGGTCGATGATGAGTTGCCCCGCGTCACGCTCTACCGCTAACCACGGAAAGCGTTTGAGGTTCTCGCCACGTCCGAGTAGCGACTGCACCGTTGCCGCAGCGCGCTGGAGTTCCTGCTTGTGGGACTCTGTCGCACGTGTCTCGTCCATCTCCGTGCGTTGACGCGCCTGCTCGGCCTGCCACATCTTGAGGGCCTTTTGCGTCTTGCGGTTGTTGATACCCGCCTTGCGCTCGGACTCGATTTCCTTCTTGAGCACCTTCTCGACGACCTCGGTGGCGAAGTCCTCCATCTCCTGCGCCATGTCGTCATCGCCCGCCACCGACCACCCCTTGAGCAGCTCCTTCATGGCCTCGACGCGGTCCTCGAGATAGCGGTCGCGTAGCTTCTTGTGGTCGCTGCCCCGCTCGCGCTCGCCTGCTGCCTTCTCGCGCGCCTCGAGTTCCTTCTCGCGGGCGTCGAGGTCAGAGGCCCGCAGGTCGTAGTCGCGCCGACTGCGAAACACTTCATCGTCGTCGGCCGGTTCCGCCTTGGGCTCCACCTTCGGCTCTGGCTTGGCCTCGGCATGCGCCGGTGCGGCCTCCTTGGCCGGCTCCTTGGGCGCTTCCTTGCCAGGCTCGGCGGGCGCCTCGTCTCGAGCACGCTGGAACACCGCGCGCAGCGATTCCATCGTGGGACGCTTGGCCTTGCCGGTGCCCTTGGATTCCACCTTGGGCTCGGCGGGTGGCGCTGGTGGCGCGGCTTCGGTCGGTGCGGTCGTCGGGGCAGCAGTGGCAACGGGGTCGGGCATGGGTTCTCCTAGTGGTCCTAGTTAGGCCGCTCCGGGCGGCATCATGGGTGGTGCGCCGGGCGGTCCTGCGGCAGGTGGTCCGCCTCCGCCCTGTGTGACGTTGGGGCCTGCGCCCATGCTGGCGGCCTGCGCACCAGCGAGCGACGCCTGGTTGGCCTGGGCATCGACGAGGGGTTTGGCGGCTTCAATCCAGGTGCGGAACCGTTCGAGGATTTCCTCGTCCTCTTTGAGCGACTGGGCCTCTTCAAGCTCGCCCTGGACCATGTACTTGACGAGCCCGAGGTTCATGTACTTGTCGGGCATGAGGTCAATCATCGGGACGCTCGTATCGCCGAGGCCGTCGATGATGCGGCGCGCGTTGTGGATGGCACCGAGCAGTGGGCGGTTGGCACTCTGCAAATCCGGCTCGTCAAACAGCTCGGCCGTCATGGTCGGGTCGGCGATGAGCCCTGCTTGCGCGAGGTCCTTGACCTGTTGCAGCTTGCCGCCGCGAACGTCCGCGAGGAAGTTCATCGGCTCGAGCTTCAAGTGGTACTCGCCCTCGTCGATTTTGACGCGCTTCCACTCGTTGGCGGTAATCCACTCGGCGGTGTCCCCCTTGGTCCACTCGGCCTCCTCGTTGCGACCGCCGCACACCTCGTCGTCGCAGACCTCCTCGTGGATGGCCTTGGCCTCGTCGAGAATCGCCAGTCCCAGCGCGACGCGTGACTGCTGCCAGTTGCTCTCGACGTTGGCGAACCGGTCGCTCTGCTGGTCGTCCAGCGTCTCGATGGCCGTACCAGATGCCCCTGGCCCGAGCGGGTTCTGGCCCTGGGCCGACTGCTGGTTGAGGCCCGAGAGCGAGTACATCTTCGCCTCGATGCGGTCGACGAGCATGATGTTGCCCTGGCTGACCGGCTCTCCTGGCACGTAGTGCGGCTCTGCGCCGTCGTACTCGATGACCGCTGGATGGCGCGCCCGGAGCTGGTGCTTGTTGACGCTGTTGCGCTGGACAAACACCTTGAGCTGTCCGCCGTGATACGCGGCCTCCTGAATGTCCCGGTAGATGTCGTTGAGCTTGAACTGCAACCCCGCCAGCACCTCGACGAGCCCTTGGCCACGGATGCCACGCATGGGCGGGGACCAGTGCGTCTTGGCCAGTGGAAACCGTTGGCGCTTCCACGGCTCGCGCAAGAGCACATGGCCCTGTACCGAGATGATGTGGTCGCCGTCGTCGTCCTCGTTGGTCGGCAAGCACCACGCCTCGCATAGCTCCACTTGGTCGGTGAAGATGGGCACGTCGTAGGCGTAGACGAGCCACGGGTACTGGTTGGTGAACGCTGGGGCCTTGCCGATTTCCCGCTTCATCGACGGGAACCGCGCCGCGAGCAGGTCGCGGTCGATGGGCCGCACGTGCGCCATCTGCCGCGGCCAGCCCAGGTACGACCCGCGCGGGTCGTAGACCAGCTCGTACATCGGCACGCGATGGACGTGAACGTCACCGCGATGGCGCTCGACCTTCCACCAGCCATTGCCGTTGATGATGGCGTCACGTACGACGTCGGGCGACTGGACCTCGACGTTGGTGCCGCCCATCTTGGTTCGCAGCACGCTCGACATGTTCTTGGCGAACACCTGCTCGGAGTAGCGCGCACCCAGGGCCGAGATGACCGGCATCGGCCGGCGCTTGCAGAGGCGCGACGTCGCGGTCTCGACGATGGACCGGATGACGTTGAAGTGTGCGGTGGCCGGTGAACCCGCCCGCAGATAGGCAATCTGGTACGAGTTGTCGTAGCCCATCGGCCGGCCCGTGTAGAAGCTCTCGTAGGCCAGGTCCATCCAGATGGGAGTCGCGAGCCGGCCGCGTAGCTTTTTGACCCACTGCCACAGCATGCCGACGGCCTTGTTGTCGTCGTCCTCGTTCCACCACTTGATGGGCTCGGCGGTCTTGTCGCTGCGGTAGCCGGACTCGCGTTTCTTCTCGGAGATGGACTTGGCCATGGCTTAGCCCCTCACCGGGTTGCCGCCGTTGGCCACGATGGCGTCGAACGCCGGGCCAGCGAGCTCGCGCCAGCCCTTCTCCTGTTCGGCGGCAGTCGACGTGGTGGTCTTGGGGTCCGCCGCGATGCCGGTGTCGGCAATCGTCACGCTGACATCGCCGTAGGGGCCGATGCTCACATCGTGAATCGCGATGCGGTTGGCCTTGGCCCAGGACAGGAACGACTGCACCTGCTTAAGCCCTCCACGGCCCGCCCCGGAACCACGAACTGGCGCCGCTGGGGTACTCGTCGTCACCACCGAACTGGACTTTCTCGGCACGGTCGATCATCTCCTGGGCTTCCCGGGCAAGCCGCTCTTGCTGTGTCTTGGGCCGCTCATCCGGCCGGCTCCTGAACTGGTAGCTACGTCGGTGCGCGTACAGCGACGCATCGCAGAGGTCGTTGGGCATGGTCGGGTCCTCCACCATCCGCCCCGAACCATCCACAAGCGTTGACCACTGCAACTCGCGCATCTCGTCCAGCAGCGGCGAGCCCTCTCGGAACTTCACCGCGCCGCGCAAGATGTCGTTGTTCATCGTCTGGATGGCCGTCAGCTTGTGCTGCTTCTCGGCCTCGGCGATGGGCAGGCCATAGCGCTCCACCCACTCCTTGCTCCACCCCTTCACCACCTGCTTGCCGATGCCGCCGGCATCCGCGTCGACCGTGCCCACGGCGACATGCGCGCGAATCGCCTTGATGGCCTCGTTCTGCGCGTCGCTATCCAGGTACGACCGCTTGTAGGCGCACACCTCGTACAGGTTCGGGTCGTGCTGGTGCCACGCCCACAACACCATCGCGAACGGGTCGTTGTAGCCGAGGTCGACGCCCATGGCGTACATGCCCTCGTGCCAGGGGAACGGCAAATCCTCGAGGGCGGCCGGCACGTCGGCGAACAGGTCCGCCCGCTGGCGATGCGGGGCATAGGTCAGGCTCGACGCGGCAACCTTGTGGACCGCGTAGACGTAGTTGGAGTCTTCCAGCGTCCAGCGCCCGAAGCCCTCGCGCTGCATGATGGGCGACTCGATGGGCGCGACGTTCTTGCCGCCGTACAACTCCTGGAGTTGCTCGACACCGCGCGTCCACCGGTCAGCCTCGGTCGCGCCGAAGTAGACGTTGTCGAGGATGGTCCAGTAGTGGACTTCCCACCCCGGCATGCGCTTGAGCTGCCCATCGGCATCGGCATCGGTGCGCGTGACCTTGTAGAACAGCCCCGACTGCTGGCGACTCGGCGTGCCGGTTAACCGGAACTTGCCGCCGAAGTCCAGAAGCGTCGGCATGAACACCTCGCGGATACTCACTTCGAGCTTGGGTGGAATCTTCTGCGCCTCGTCCCACACGACCTTGTGGTACGCGCCGCCGAGGGCCTTACGCAGCTCGGGCTCGTCGTCGGCGCCGCGCAGGTAAATCCACGCGTCGGTCTCGGGGAAGTACGCATCGAGCTTGCTTTGGTTGAGCTTGGCGTCGATGCCATGGCGCTGGACGAGCGAGGCCACGCCGTCGTTGCGGTTGCCCCACCAGGCGATGCGCTCGGCCTCGCCGCGGGTCGTGTTGAGGTAGATGAACCGGCCGCCTGGAATCGTCAGCGCATCGCGAACGAGGTCCGCACACACCTCGGTCGTCTTGCCGGCGCGGCGCGAGCAACAGGCAGCGGCGAGCCTGGCCGTCGTCTCGGCGAACGCGCGTTGCTTGGGGAACCATCCGGCCGTCAGCGCGGCAACGATGGCATCCGTGGGGTTATCACCCCGCTTGTACTGTGCGTACTCCAGTAGGCTGCGCTGCGCCTCGCTGAGAACGATGGCTCCTAGGGCTGCATCTCCAGAAACGCCGCCACCGCCAATTGCCAGCGCTCCTTGGCCTTCTGGAGTGAGTCTCCGGCAGATTTCACTGCGGCGTTGGCCTCGACGAGCTCGGACAGTTCGATCATGTCATCAGCCGCCACGGCCTTGGTCTCCGTGAGCCGTCGGCACAGTTCGTCGGCGGTCACCAGCCCCTCCGTTTCTTCCACGACATCCGTCGCCGCCGTAGGTGATTCTTCAACGCGCTGCGAAGCTTCTTGAGCAGTTCCTCGTCGGTCGGCTCAGCCGGCTCATCGTTGGTAACCGTAACCACGCCGGCCTCGACGTTCACCGCGACGCACCTCACTTCACCACCTCGCGCCGCACGAATCGAATCGACTTCCATGGCACGAAGATGTCCGCGCCCAGGGCCTCGTGGACAAACGTGATACCCACGGCGTCTGGTGGCAATGGTTTCCACCCGCCAGCCTTCTCGGGTGTCCAGTCCTCGGCCGTGGAGTTCATGCCCACGTGCTCGCTGAACGCGATGCGGGCGATACGCTTCTTGGGCTCGACGCTCACTTGCTCACCTCGTCGGCCGCTTCACCCGGTGGATGCTCGTCGACGTACTCGGCCATGCCCGGCACGTTGTAGAACCGAGACACCTCGGCGTCTTCCTTGTTCTTGATGACGTAGTCCGACAGGTCCACGTTGCCCCGGCTCTGCGGGTCACGTGGCAGCGGCTTGCCGTCGATGGAGAGCACCAGGCTCGGCTCCTGATAGCCCTGGACCACGGTCAGGATGTAATCCGCGTTGACCATGACGCGCGTCTTGTCGATGGCGTAGAAGTCATCCGGGTCGAGCGGCAACAGCGCCGCCACCTGCGACTTGGCGTAGGTCACGATGTCGCCCGTCTTGAGCCCGGTCTTGGCGCGCGTGCCGTCCTTGAGCACTCGACCCGGACCCACGGACTCGACGCGGCCATAGGCATACGGCAAGTTGTCGTGCGCCTTCTCGGGCACCATGAGGCCGGCCGTGCCGGTCATGCGAGGGGACTCGAGCGGCTTGAGCAGAATCCAGGAATCGCGAGGTTGGTGGTTCAGCATGAATCTCCTAGTGGCTGGTCACGTGCAAATCGAGCAGCTTCTCGAACGGAACGAACACCGCATCTCGGTAGCGCTGGAGTAGGTCACTCGCATCGGGTCCTCGCAGACAGTACACGAGCGGCTTGGCCCCCGGAAGCGCCTTAGTCACGAGCTGGCGTGCATAGCCATGCTTGCGCTGGCCCTTGGACACGTACACGTAGCCGAGCGCGCGCACGACCGGAATGCGAAAGCTGATGCAGAACCCGAACAGCCTATCGGGCGCATCGCCATCGCAGGCCAGGTGCAGCGCACACAGCGGATGGTCGAGCATGTCATCGACGAGGCGCGCCCAGGCCCGCTTGGGCTTACTGCGGTCCGCCCAGAACAGCGACTTGACCAGCGTCGAGCACACAAAGCCCTTATCCGTGGGCCTTGGTCCCCGTATCAGCAGCGTCGGCTCGTCCGACTCGGCAATCCCAGTATGCAAGCGTGCGGAGTCTAGACTAATGCTCTGACACTCCGGCTTGACCCAGTAGGGCGCGTAGCTCGTCCGGTGTGGCCTTGGCCAGTCGCTCTTTCACCAGCTCGCTCAGGATGCGCTCAGCTTCGTCATCGCTGATAGGCTCCTTGGCCTCGATGACGTCGGGAACCTTGCCGTAGCCGCGGTCTGAGAGCCACTGGACGAGCTGCATCACGGCCCGGTCGTCCTCGCTGGCCGCGAGGCGCTCGCAGAGCGTCATGATGCGCGTCGGTGGCCACTTCTCGCGGATAGCCGTGGCGAGTGCAGCGCCGACGCTGGGGCGGCCCTTGTGGACTCCGTGCTTGTTGCCTGGTTGGAATGGCATGTCTTTTTTACTTACAATACACGAGATTACAAAGCTCCGACGCTAGGACTCGAACCTAGAACCCTGCGGTTAACAGCCGCATGCACTACCGTTGTGCTACGTCGGAATACAGTCACAGCGTTCCCCTGTCCTTGCCGCCGCGCTGGCGCTCGAGCAAGGCCTTGAGGAACTCGTCCGGGCACGGATGGCCGAGCGCAAGCAGTCGCTTGACGCACGCACGTTCCTCCTCGGGCTTGGTCGGAGGACTTGCCTTCACGCGCCGAATGGCTTCACTGAGCCTGTCGCCGGACTCGCGGTTCTCATCCCCCTCGCACCGAGGGCAACGCATGTAAAACGGCCTCACGACCTGAGGCTCCTTGCCGTGCTTGTCGCAGTACGTTCTCGTCGGGTCGGATGGCTCGAGTGACTCTGCCGTTTGCTTGAGCAGTGCCGTGAACTCGTCGTCGGTGAGACCTCGGTTCATTGCGCTCCTCCTGACATCCACAACGGTTCGGTAAGTGGCTCGCTATGTACTGTGAATTCCTGTGGATATTCCTTCTGTGCCCATGTTCGCGCCGGGTCGAGGTACTTCGTGATGGTCTTGGGGCCGAACAGCGTCTGTGGCCTCAGGTATTTTTGCATCTCAGGCTCGTCGAACAACTCGACGGCGCAGTAAGCAATCACCGCGCGTAGTTCGAGCTCGGACACCCCGGCTCGCAGCTGATTCACGACGAGCTTGGTGTGCTCTGGCGACGAGTAGCGAACGCCGTTTCTCGCCGTGAGCTTCTCGAGAACGGTTCGTGCTGCCTCTGCTTCGGCCGGTGTCGGCTCGCTTGGCTTTGGCTTCTTGGGCCTGCCCTGCCTGACTTTCGGCTTTTCCAGTTCAGGGGAAAACAATTCAGGGGAAAGTCCGCTAGCCGAATTAGGCGTAGCGGAATTCTTAGTTATCTCTTCTCTTCTCTTCTCCTCTAATCTCCTCTGATCTACTGTAACGTTGTAACGCGTTACGTTTTCAACCGTAACGGGATTACCCTGTTCTCCATCATTACGCAGTCTTGCGCGATAACGGGCTTGGCGTTCAGCATTAACTGTTTCCCGTTTACCCCAATCTTCCGACCATCCACTTATCTCGAAACAGTGCCCGTTTTTTAGTAACAAACCGACCGTAACGCATAACGTAACGCCCGTAACGGCCTCCTCTTCGGTCATCATGAGTTGGTCCGCGATGAACCACGGGTCGAGCACATCGGCAGGCAGGATGCCGGGCACCGGGTTCTCGGGATGAGCGTTACGACGTAACGCGAACAGGAACACCTCGCGCCCTAGCCGGCCAGCCTTCCTAATCTTGGGATGACTGTCGAGTGTGCTCGACACCTTGCACCACGACATCGCCATTACGCCAACTCCTTCCGGCCCAGTGCCACGTTCCGCATCCGGTTGAACGCCAGCGTGCGCGTCTCCTCTGCGGCCTTGAACGCATCGGCGAGTTGCTGGTAGGTCCGCTCGGCCTCAACCCATATCGCCATGCACTCCTCGACGCTGACCGCCGAGAACGGGTCCTTGGTGGGCTCGGAGACTTCCTCGACGTGCTTGCGACGACTCAATGCCTCATCTCGCATCCGACGGTCACGCCGTCTCTGGTGATTGCCACCTCGCCACTCGTGCAATACACATCCGACTCCAGCTCGAGCTCGCCCGCACATTCGCTGGTCCATCCGCCGCGTGGCCCCTGGCGCTCTACGCAGCCGTAGGGACGCACGCACAGAAACCCGCCACTCGGGCGCACCCCGGCCGTGTAGAAGCCACCAGGGCAGGCTCCACGCGTTGGGCGCGCGATGGCTGACGCGAACAGCAGCAGAGCCGAGACCAAGGCCAGGACGTTCATCGGCCCCACCTCGGCTTACGCCTGGGGTCCAGGCCCTCGAACGGCATCGGCATCTCCTTGGCCGAGACGCCCTCGCAGTCGCCGTAGTGACCCTCGGGCAAAATGCACCACATCGGGCCAAGGTCGCCTGGCAGGCACCTACAGCATGGTTTCGCTGGTGATCCGCGAGCGCCCTTGTCCTCGTGGGACCTGGGGCGGTCGTTGCCCTCGATGGCGTATGCGACCGCCATCTACTTGGACTCCGACAGGTCGAAGCGTTGACGCGGAGTGGTCGCGTCGGGGTCGTCGATGACGAACTGCTCGCCAGCCTCGGTGATGAAGCTGACGTCAAGCCCAGCATCGAGGGCCATCTGGACGTTCTCGAACGGAATGGCGACGTAGTCAGGGCGACCGCCTTTGATAGCGACCGCATCGCACAACTCGGCGAGTCCGCGCTCGATGGGAGTAGTGCCGGCCTCTTCGGGCCTCGGGCCGGCGTCGAGGTTCCGAATCCCAGGCTCGATGCAAACAGGGGGAAGGCGAGCCTGAATTCCCGAAACGAAACGTGGCAGCTCGGTCGAAACATGGGCCATCGCGCCAGCCCACCCCCGAGCGTATTCCTCGGGATGCTCGTCCAGGT